GCCACGTCAACATGGGTCCGATGACCATAAAGAGAACGAGATGCCACACCATGAAACGACCGTATACGGGTGTGTCCTTTACGAATTTGTACGCCGCAAGGTAATCAACCTCTGGTAGTTCCATATCTATTGTTTCGTGACATTTTTTTGGCAGCCAATACGATCAACAAAGCCATTAGGATAGTCCCGACGATAATCAACAGAATGATTGCCCAGACTGGAAACACGTCAGTGAACCAATTTCCGGTCGTTCCGTCGCCGCCCGTCGTTCCGTCGCCGCCCGTCGTTCCGTCGCCGCCCGTCGATTCGCAGCACCCTGGATCACATGGATACTGTGTGTCCCCCTCCTGGAATGCACATATCATGTTCGGACCCGATTCCGTTCCAGTGTATGGAGTCATTCCAGGTGTCACCTGTGTCTGGTATGTACAATTCTTCCCATTGTACTGTGGACCACAATACGTCGGACCTGTAGTCGCGTATGTGTTTCCTGTTCCACAGAGCCCATTTGTCAGAAGTGTGTACCCAGTCGGACACGTCTTTTTAACCACAGTCGAACTCGTCGACGTGGCACAGTTGGAAGAATCAGTTGGAATGGGAAAGTATCCAGATGGACATGTCGGTACGACCGTCTCTGGCGCATTCGCCAAACATAGACCCGAAACATCTATCGTGAATCCAGTCGGACAAATCTTCTTGACGGTTACAGCAGACCCTGTCGGACGACGGCATCTCGTTTTGTCGACTGGTAATTCAACGTAGCCGGCTGGACAAACTCCCAGGCTCATTTCTACTTAGAGCTTAGGTTTGTTTTTTGAGCACCATGGAGTACGGAACTCCTGTAAAGATTCCAGATGGCCGTTACTTTCTCAAGGTTTCAGCAAAGGGTGACGCCCGTGTGTTTCACCAGGTGAACAACGTACAGGTTGACGGAACTCTGGAGAAGGAGACGCGTCAGGTGAGTCTCAAAGTGCCTTCAAAAACTTTGTTTGAGACTATTGACAACGAGCTTCTCAGTCAGGCGGAGGTGAGCAAGCTTGAGTGGTTCGGAAAGGACATCTCGACCGATACGATTCGTTCAGCATACCAGGCGAGCCTGTCCACCGACGGTGAACTCTCCGCATCACTGGCGGCAATCAAGGGGAAGGTGGTGACGTCATTCTTTGACGCTCAGAAGAATCCGATTGAGGAGATTTCAGGAGCGTGTGATTTTCTGTTTGAGTTGGCTGGACTCTGGTTCCTCAAGCGCTCATTCGGTCCCATCTGGCGCGTCGTCCAGGTTCGTCAGCGGCCGGCACCAAAGCAGAACACGAAGGGATACCCAGTCGAGTTCCAATTTGCAGACGACCCAGAGCCAGATGGCGAGGAGGATGATGACCCGGCCGATTACCTGGACTGAAAAAAAAAGTCGTATACTAGTATAACATGGACGGCAAGGGTCTGGCGATTTTGATTCTTCTGTTCCTGATCGCCATGATGGTATTTTATCCTCAGCGTAGCGGGTATGCCCCAACAGGCAGCGACCCAGTCGGCTCAGATGTCATGACTACGTCAGTGTCCGGCTCTGGTCCGATGGTCAACCAGGGTGGTTCAGGTGGTCTCATTTCACAGGGTGGTCTGGCTGACGCAGCAGGGGGTACGTACGCATCGGTCGACGACCCAGCACCGTTCGAGATGGGTGGCTCCGGTCTGCGCACAGTCGACATGCCAGTGTACGACAACACCAACGTGGGTCTGATTCCCAAGGAGGTTGTCACGACCGAGGATTTCGGCCAGTTTTCTCCAGACGCCATCCTGTCTGGTCAGAACTTCCTGGACCCACGTGCCCAGATTGGTTTCCCCGAGACGATCGGCGGCAACCTGCGTAACGCCAACCGCGACTTCCGTTCCGAGCCACCCAACCCCCGTGACTCTGTGAGCATCTTTAACCTGTCCACCATTCCACCGGACACGATGCGCCCCAAGTTTGAGATTGAGAACAACTATGAGAAGTAAATATTGTCAAATAATAAATGAAAACTCTTAGCATCGCTTTTCTGATCGTTTTCATGTCAGCGTGGTTGTATGGGCTTATGACTCCAGGGTATCAATTTATGCCACCATTCTGGAAACCAGAAGAACGGGTGAATTGGAAACCAACTCCTATTTTCTGGGCGCTGAGTTTCGTTTGTGTTATATACTTATTACTTAAAAAATAAACACCTTTAATTAACATCAAATGGATGAGTTTAAAGCCGTGATGACTGAATGGCTCTCCTTGAAGCACCAGCTTGCTGCTGCGAGGAAAGACATGGCTGTACTGAATAAGCGTGAAAAGGAACTTCGGGCACAGGTCCAGGGGCACATGAAGGAGATGAAGGAGACGCAGGACGTTGACACTGTCAAGGTGAATCAGGAGAAGGTGTCTATGCGTACCAAGGAGTCCCGTGGCAGCATCACGAAAAATGTCATTCTGGCGGGACTTCGTGCGTACTTTGGCGGCGATGAGACTCGTGTAGAGCAGGTTTACCAGGTCATCGTCGACCATGCACCAGTCAAGGAACGCAACACCATCACCGTCAAGAAAACCGCTTAAACAGGTGTCACGCGTGACACCGCCGCGCAGCGGCAAACAACGGTCTGCACCGCTACGCGGCGAAGGATGTGCGCTTCGCACACATCCGCCTATATAAAAGAATCACGTGTAAGAATAACAAGTAGAAACAATGGGTCTCAACAACGAGTACCGTGATGACGCTCTTGTCAATGGCGACGAGTTCGATGAGACTTATGACGAACAGGAGGACCATGAGCTGTTGCTCAGCCCGACGGACTGGCACGATTGGCACTCTGAGAATGTCCTCAACATGTGGATGTCCCTTCGTCAGTACCTCGAGGAGAACCACATGAATAATACCTTGATGAACAAGGCTTCGTTCCACGATTTTGCCGAGTTTGTCCGACAATTTTCTCAGTAAATAGTATCAAATGGATATCACCGGTCCCAAGATTCTGACCCCAGCCATCCTTTTCGCTCTGCTCAGCCCAGGCCTGCTCCTGCGTGTAGGCCCCAGCCCAGTGCTGGTGCACGCCCTGGTTCTGTCCCTTGTGTATTACCTGATTGCCAAGTTTGTGCTCCAGGTGTCTCTGCGCCCAGCTGACCTGATCGTCCCCGCCGTGCTGTTCGTCCTCCTGACTCCAGGCGTCCTTCTGACGATTCCACCAGCAGGCAAGGGTGTCTTTATGTCTGGCCAGTCTTCTATGCTGGCTGTGGGCGTGCACACACTGGTGTTTGCTCTGGTCTTTTCCTTCATGCGTACTAATTTTGCCAAGTACTATTAAGAAATGAATGGTCAGAAGTACGTCGGTCTTCTTATGAATTCCCGTACACAAGCTCACGCCTTTCATTTGACGACCAATTCGTTTGCGCAGCACAAGGCTCTCCAGGCCTACTATGAAGGTGTCGTTCCTCTTCTCGATTCGTACGCTGAGGGTAAGTACGGTCGCTTTCGCCGCATCGTTGTGGGCCGCCGCACGATTGCACGCAACCCAAAACTGTATTTCCGTTCTCTTCTGACTCAGATTCGCCGCATGCGCCTTCCACGAGACTCGTACCTCAAGAACATTCAGGATGAAGTAACAGCACTGGTACGTTCCACACTTTATATGCTTAGCCTAAAGTGAAAAGTCACTGACACACTAATGAAACACCTGGCGATTGGACCCGGTGCGATGGCGTATTTTGCATTCCTTGGCGCGATGGGCGCCCTTCGAGATTGTCACAAACTGGACAATCTCGAAGAAATTTCAGGGGCGAGCGCCGGTGGGCTTCTCGCATTCTTTTACATCGTTGCAGAAGGCAACATCAAAACCATCATAGATTATTCGTTGGACATTCCGATAAAGGAAATCATGAAACCCAACATCCGTCAGTTTTTGAAGCATTTTGGACTCGTGAGTCAAAAGAAGATTAGAAACGTCATCGTCGATATCATTCGTGTATTTTTCAGTAAAGAGGACCTTACGTTTCGCGAATTGCAAGCCCTTCGTCCGACGATGCCCAAAATGTACATCAGCGCATACTGTGTCAATCTGGCGCGTACAGAGTACTTTTCATGTGACTCGACACCAGACATGTCTGTCGTGGATGCACTCTGTATGACTATTTCCGTTCCGTTCCTGTTTGCAACTGTCGAACACCAAGGTCGACGGTACATCGACGGTGGTACTATGGAGGATACACCATGTGGAGTTTTTGTCGGTTCAGCAGATGTCAAGGTCATCCGGGCCGTGTGGTATGAAGACCATGAATATAACACGCGAAATCTGAAATCCTATCTGACGAGTATTTTGTATACGATGTTTCGGTTGCGTTCCAAGTACAATTATCCATTCATCGGTATTGACATGTCTAAAATTGAGATGTTTGATTTTGGGGTTTCAATGGAAGCGAAGCTGAAGATGTTTTCATTTGGGTACCATTCCACGCATACACAGGTGTCGAAATCATGTACGATTTGCCATCCAGAGGAGGGTTTGCAGCCGCAAGAACCTCACATAGATCGAGAACATCACACGGAGCAATGTGCTGCTGAGAATACTCCCGGTCATCCCGAACAAACCGAACAAAATCCTCGAGTCGAGACGAAAACTTTGTCGGCGTCCACCCATTCATCGTCATCCACGCCGTATACCGTGCGAAAAACTCAGGACACCGAGTCGTGAGTACGTGCTGTGAACACACCTTGGCGAGCTTCGACCACCCGGGAATCGTCGAGTGATCCGGAAACACCCGGAGCGGTTTCGGAAACAGACCCGTTTTGAAATGTTTGTCAGTCGCTTCTAGAATTTCAAGCTCATTGTCCATAGCGTGTGCGATCCAGTTCCCATCCCCCTGCTCCCACACCGCGTGCATAAACTCACAGATGGCGTCGCGAAATGGAAGGACAACCGCCTCTTGACCGTGGATGATCGTCCGACCGAGCTTTGCCTGAACGCGATCATTCTCAGCGACAAACGGATCGTCGAGCGCCTCTTTGATGAAGATGGTTCGCAGTTCGCCGTGCGTCACTGAACGATTCTTGCGGTACTCTGGTGTTTGATGACGTCCATGTGACACCCATGTCTTATTCTCAGTGACATTCACTGGGGCGAAGCTGATCG